AGGATGACCTGGTACAGGTTGCTATCTAAAGTCACATGTTGGGTGCGGTGTGGTGTACGTGAAGCCACGGTTAAAAGCCTCGGACACCGCGCCCACATTTATAAACTCTAAAACAGAAAGATTATGGCTGCAGAACTTTGTGATTACAAGATTGCTCAGGACATCGGTGGCTCTTGCGACAACCCGCAGGTTGCCGGCCTGAAGAATACGGGCTACATTATGAACTTCGATGATATTGACTGGGACGCACTCGTTAAGAGTTCTACCAATGCAAGCATCGTTGAGACTCTGGCTCTGTTGTCTGGCAAGAAAGCCTATAAGGTTGTTGTTCCCGGCAACACTCCGTTTACGGGAACGCAGTCGGTAATGGCCACTGGCACGTATAAGAACAAGTTCAACAAGACGGCTGCAATCGTCGTGCTGAACAGCGGTCCTGACGTGTCGAAGAACATTATCGACCAGCTGGCCAACGGACGCTTCGTGTTCATCTTCGAGAATAAGTACCAGGGTGCCAACAAGGACAACACCTTCGAGATTTACGGCTTAGAGACTGGTCTCGCTGCTACCGAAATGACCAATGACAAGTATTCAGAGGACACAGACGGTGGCTGGCTCGTAAACCTTCAGGAGACGAATGCTCCTTCGAGCGGCATGTTCCTCTTTAAGACGAGCATCGCCACTACTCGCGCTGCCCTCGAATCTCTGGTGACAGGTAACGTGACAGGTAACAATCCTTAAACCGTGACCCATGAGTTACGAGGAAACCTTGTCACAGCTTGAGGAAATGAGAAGTCGGTTTGACTCCGGCTTCTCATCTTCCGACAAAGTGATTATAGAACACCTCTATTCTGAGGTGTGTAACAAGAGAGTAAGAAACACCGGATGCAAGGATTGCTGGCGCGATGCCTACATCGAGGTAAGACGTAAACTTAAAATTTTAGGAACTATGCCAAAGAAACCAAACTACGTATTGAAGGCTGGTGTGGTGCTCCATGAGCCGGGAACGAGCCAGTTCTACACGCTTTCCAACTGCCCTGACGAGGTGGCCGAGCGTTACCTTGGGAAATATCCCCACTTCATCAACCAGTTCGAGACATACCCGCTGGATTATGAGACTCGCGTAAAGTCTCGCCTGGAGGGAAAGCCTGTTGCTCCCACCTATGACGAGCTGAAGGCCGTCGCTGAGAAGCTGTCTGGTGAGGCAGAGGCCAAGGATGGCTTCATCGACACTCTGACCGAACAGACCAACACTTTGAAGGCTGACCTCGAAGCCTCACAGGAGGAAGCTGACGCACTCCGTCAGGAGGTGTCAAAGGTCAACGAGCAGCTTGACAAGTGCAAGGCCGAGGCCCAGAAGGAAGTCGCTGACCTGAACAAGGAAAATGCAGACCTGAAGGCCGAGGTGGAGCGTCTGACTAAGGAGCTGGAGAAGGCTCTGAAAGCCAAGGCAAACAAGGCCACAGCTGCCAAGGATGCCGCTACTGAGACTACACAAGAGGAGGGCAAGTAAGCCCTTCTCATTCCGTTATTATCGTTCAGCCCATTATTTTCTATGAATATCAATAATGTAAAGCGCTCACAGAAACGTTTTGAGAGCAGTTATCAGAGTAACTTAGGCATACAGACCTATGGAAAAGATAACCTCTATCCGCAACGAATGTATGACCTCATCCGTAGCAGTACCAATGGCGGCACCTGTTTGGAGCGTTTTCTGACTTTCATAGAAGGTAATGGGCTGAATAATACTGACTTTTCCGAATACGAGTGTAACAGATCGGGGCAGACCGTCGATGACATCTACCACCTCATAGCTCAAGATATGGCTTTGTTCCATGGCTTTGCGCTTCACGTCAACTACAATATGATGTGCGAGATAGTAGAGCTGCACCATGTACCTTTCATGCAATGTCGGCTGGAAGAAGAGACACCTGACGGAAAGGTTGTTCATGTGTTCGTTCACCCTGACTGGACGGGAAAGAAAACCCGCAAGGGTAAGAAAATCGAGGTGAACAAGCAGAATGCCAAGAAGATTTTTGTATTCAACCCCCGTAAGGAGGTGGTGATGGCTCAGATAATGGCCAGTGGTGGCATAGAGAGCTATCGCGGTCAGATTCTTTGGTTCTCGATGGATGGCAAGTGGGACTACCCTGTACCTATCTACGATAAGGTTGTTACCGCCCTTTCTACAGACGAAGGACTTGACAACGTGAAGTATCGCAACGTCCGTAATAACTTCCTGACTGCCGGAATGCTGGTGCACAAGAAAGGCCAGACGTTAGGAATTGACGATAACGGCAAGGAGATAAAGAATACTGACAATGCGGACATCAGCGAAAGCCTTAATATCTTCCAAGGTGACGAGAACGCTTGCGCCATTATGGACGTGACTATTGAGAGCGATGAGGATGAGCCGAAGTTTGTACGCTTTCAGGCTACGAACTACGATGGAGCCTACAAGGTCACTGAGGAAAGCGTGACAAGTCGCATTTATGCTGCCTTTGGTCAGGAGCCTTTCTACAGAATGAGAACGGGTAGCCTGGGCTTCAGCAGCGAGGTATTGGCAGAGACTTACGAATACTATAACAGCTATGTGAGCAAGGAGCGTCGCGCCATCAGCCGTGCACTGCGCCGTGTCTTTGAGCATTGGTTTGAGATAGCCAACGAGACCAATGACTATGAGGTTCAACCACTTGTATATGTAAGCAACAAAGATACGAAATGAAACACCTGCTAACAATAGACGAGCTACGAACGCTCGGGAGACCTATCGGCAAGGTTGCCGACGATAAACTGACAGCATACATCACCGAAGCCGAGCAACTACATATAAAGCCCATTCTCGGTGATGAATTGTTTATAGCCCTTCTCAATGAGCAAGACAAAGCTGACGAGGAGAAGGACAAAGACAAGACTATGCTCCTTGATGGCGGCTCCTATGTCGCCACAGACGATTGTGGCGATGAAACCATTCACAGCTTCATGGGTCTGAAAGTGGCTATTTCCTATTTCGTCTATGCTCAGAACTTGATGGTTGGTGACGTTGAGAGCACCCGCTATGGCTCTGTGGTGAAAAGCGGCGATTACTCAGACCGCCTTTCGTCGAAGGAGCGTTCAGACGCATACAACAATACGCTGGAGGTGGCCAATAACTACCTGAAGGAATGTGTGGCCTACTGCAAGGAGAAAGGACTTATCAAGAAAGCCGGTAAGCCAAAGGCTTCTATCGGTGGATTCACAATAAGAAGGATAGGTTAGTATGATAGATATTCGCAGTTTGCTCAATGGAGGATTAGACGCTCTCGGAAAGACTTCTTCTGAGAGGTGGAAGCTTCTTGTGCAAGCTGTGATAGAACTGCAGAACCGCAAGTTTGGTGGTACTGGCACTTCTTCATCTACAGGCACTGGGAGCGGAAGCGGTAGCGGAGGCAATGGCGAAAAAACCATTGCCGATATTGCTGATAAAGCATACGAGGCTGACCATGCTAAGCATGCTGACCACGCGAAAGAGGCTGACCATGCTATAAAAGCTGACGTAGCTGCAGATATTTCCAGTGACTCCCCTGCTTTGAAACGCTTTCTGAGCCGTGTCGAAGATGATATTGCAGAGGGCGAGATTGGCTTTCTCAAAGGGCTGTGGATAAAAGCCAAGGCTTTGTTTGGCATTGACAAGGAAGGAAACGCCCGCTTTGCGAGTACCAACGTCCAAAATACGCTTATTGTCGATGGTGAGACCGTTCTGAAATCTGTCTCTACGGTGGGCGAGTTTCAGAAGGACGCGCAAGTGGGGATTGGTTCTCGACAAGGCATCCGCATGAATCCTGATGGCAGTATCATAGCACGATCACTGGAGCTGTCTGAGTCTTTGATGGTGCCTACTATCAAGTACAACCAGATAGAGGTGCTTTCGGGTACTCGTTGGGATTCGGCAGGAAAAGGTCGTGTGAAGGAGATTATCAGCATAGACGAAGATAATCACCTCTGCACCTTTGTCCTTGACCTCAGCGACGGAGAGCCTGGTGAGTTTGTTATAGGTGACATTCTACGTGGTTTTTGGCACAATATCGACGGTACAAAAAACGCCTCTGCAAACAGCGACGACAAACATGGCAATATTCAGAGAGCTGGCTTCATGTCTATCTATTGCCGTGTAACGAAAGTAGAAAATGTCGTGGAGCGACACTATGATGAGGAAGTCGTTTATCTCGCAAAGGACGCAAGTTATAAGAGCCGTGAGGGTGACATCGTAATGGACGCTGGCTTAGTGACTGTCATGGTGCGTCCGTATGTCAACGAACAAGGCCAGACTATCCGTTGGTCCCCTTATCCTGAACAATGGACTGTGCTCTCAGTGTCCGGCTCATTTGACAACAACCGTCCAGAGCGTCAGAACTTCTTCGTTTACACCACAACCTACATGGCACGCTTTGAAGGCGTGAATACCTGGGAGTGGCAAGACCACAACCTCATGGGAGCATGGGGTGACCTGACGGGCTTTGCCATGATGGAGTTAGACGAAGAAGGTGGAGTCATCTACCGCAAGGAGTTCAACGGTGAGGGCTTCATCACCAAGGACGCGCACATCTACGGCATACTGGAGCAGTTCACCCGATTCTCTGACAAGCTGGAGATAACACTGTCGAGGGCTGACGGCACGATTGCCGACGGTGAGCAGCTACGCGCTGACTTCACGCTGAAGGACATCGAGGGCACGATAATCACCAGCGACTACACGCTGAGCATCACCAGACAGACGGGTGACGCTGATGCCGATGCAGCATGGAACGCAGC